CATCAGCCGAAGCACCGTCAAGAACCTTATCTATTTTTCTGATCAAGTCCCTGAACGTGTCTGTGTCTTCTGCGTTCATCTTCTTTCCTTTCGCTTTTTGAGAGAGACCATATAGAGAAAACAACTAGTATCAACATCGCAATAATAAAGAGCCATACATCTTGTGCAAGTATATGTTCAGGCACGACCATTTGCTGTACTCCTTTTGTTTAAACCATCCCAACACAAAAGCATTCCTGCGACCTCAGCCCACTGGTCACGACTAAGTGTACCTTGATACCGGGTCTGTAAACCGTCCGGGTCTTTTGCGCCCAACCACTGCGATTCAATCTTGAGAGTAGACTGCCCTGCGTCATGGTGCGTGACCGTGACGTGCAACAGATAATCTTTTGTAACTTTAATAACCTTGTTCATAGAGCCTCCTGAAATTGATCCCAACTTTCTTTATCAACTTTGATCCACACTGAATCGTCAAACTCTTGAATAACCTCAGCGTCAATCAACATTTCAAAACCAACTTCTAAACGATTCCAATCATCATAAATACTTATTTCTTCTTTTTTTGTACTCATGGTTAACCTCCAATAAGTTCAATTAAAAACCAGTGAAACAAAACACCAACCCAAATTAAAAATAAAATATTCAGTCCTAAATTCATTTGTCACCCCTACCTATAATCATGCACGCCAAGAAATAAACACAGAACGCTATGGCTATCAGCCCCAATGCTCCGTTCAATGCTCTTAAAAATTCTGCTATCTCATCCATAAAGCCTCCTTAGTTTCATAGTGATTCAAAGCGTAACTTCAACTGCATGGGGTGCATCCATATAAACATACGGCGATCATCAGTGGTCTTCACTTCTACCCTGCGATTGTCATGTCGAATGAAGATGTATGAATTGCGTTCACCCCATACAATGTCACCCGTCTTTACTTCTGTACCATCAGCGTTAACCAACCGCATAGCGGGAGGTTTCCCGCTTGCGATTGCTGTGATTGATGCAACTGGATTTACTTTCATGATGTGCGCCTCCGTTGAACAGTCTTGAGCAGTGTGTTGAATGATGCGCCTGCCAACTCAGAGATGTCGTTGACCGCAGATGAATTGACAAAGCAATCAATTGCATCAACCGAATGAATGCCGATTGCAATGAGCGTCACGCCCAGTGTGTCAGCCATCTTCTGAACGTGTTTCATATGCTCAGGGATGTAGCCCGATGCGTCAGTCAAGATGAAGAGTATCTTGCGTGATTCCTCACGCTTGCTGATATCTTCCAGTGCGTTGACCAACGATGAGTAGTCAGGCGTACCGCCCCCGGCGCACTGATCGATGGCACCAAGTTTTGCAACGACTGATTGCAACGACTGACCCCACTGTTTAAACCGAATGAACTTGGGTCTCTCCATGTGGAAGTCATTATTGTAAACACTCTCGCCTGATGTACGGAAACCCTGCACACAGAACGGCACACGTGAGCGTTGCAGAATCTTGCTGAGATGAATCACAACACTCTGCGCTGTACGAATTCGATTACCGGCTTCCATCGAACCTGAGCAATCGATAAGGATCGATACAGCGGAGGTCTCTGCCTCTGCAACCTGTCTGCGTGAGAAGATGTTTGCAGACCCGGTTGCAAAGCGTGTAAACGCTCTGCGATCAAGTCTGCCTGTCTCTTCATGCGTAGACCAACCGACGGTGTCGAGCGAACGTAGCAGACGTTGAAGGTTAGTCTGCGTTGCACCAAGACCTTGCGGAGGTGCGCTGACAATGTCTGAATATTTTTTCTCGCAAATTAATTTGTTCATTTTTTCCTCAATAGAAATAAACATCAGTGAACACAGGCTTGCCAACGTGTGGACGCTCACGGTATTGATCGCAGTCCGCTTTGTGCTTTGACAATTCATCATTGATGAAGTCAGTGGGTTCGACTTCACGTGGCTCATCATCCTTGCCGTTTGCGCCACGCTTGGTTTTCTTGTCACCCTTACCCTCATCATTACTGGGCTTGTCACCGGGTTGATCACCGGGTTCGCCCTGCTCACCCGCCTCACCGTTATCGTCCCCGGATTCACCGGGTTCACCTGAATCAGTCGGTTCACCGGGGTTCACTGGATCAGTCGGCTCACTTGGATTGTCCTCAGGGGGTTCATCATTACGAAGACGTTTCTCCAACTCGATTGCAATCTCGACAATCTTGGCGGTGCTACGTGCCTTGTGTGCAGATTGCAATGCCCACTTCAGATGCTCTGCCCACGGTGACTGATCAACGATAGACGGGACGCCGATGCTGTAACCGTTTAAACGCCGTCCCTCGATGGCAAGCATGAACGGGATGTTCTTGAAGTCATCAGGCTGAACGTACCCATCTTTTTCCAAGATAGCGTTAGTCAGATTCTCAAACAGCGCACGTGCATTCGGTGCGTAGTCCGATTGATACACGCAACGCTCGATGCGAGGATCTTCAAGACCGTTGATCAGTGCAGACAGAAACGCAGTGCCATTTTCACGGGCATCATCCCAAGGCTTATTGGTAGTGAACCACACATGACCTAACTCATGCAGTGCATAGCCAATCAATTTGTTGAACAACTTCTTGTCAACAGCCTTGGTCTCATCGATGCTTGGAAAGATGACGTTAGCATCAACAGCACCATTAACTTTCTTAGCGCATACACCGGCGGTCTTGCCGTTCCAAACTACGGTGAGTTTGTCAAAGCGATTACCAGTAGCGTGGAACACACGCTCAAGAGTAGCCTCGACACCACGCTTGATTTCGATACCTAACATAAAACCTCCTATAAAGATTTGATGAACTCAGTGGTGTTGATCTGAGAAACAAACACGCCCTGCAACTCAGCCTCGCAATCAGACGGGAACTTGTTGATGATTGCATTACGGAATGCGATATCAACAGGCAAACCACGCTTGACTGAACGTGCCCATGCGAACAACTGGCGCAGTGATGGGGGCTGTGTCAGCAACCCGGCACGTGCTTTCTCACGAGCAACGTTCGCAAACTTGACAATGATCTCAGACGCAGTCAACGACAAGCCAGTGCGCTTTGAAATCAAATCACTTTCATGCGTAGCAGACAGGTACTCAAAACGCAGTGTGAAAGAGAACCGATCCAAGAACGCAGTGTTCTGCTCACGAACCCCGGCGAAGTTACCACTGTGGTCACCATGACCGTTGCTGTTGTCAGCACCAAAGAACACAACGTGAGATGCAACCTTGATGCGCTCACCTGTCTCGCTGATAGTGACTGCACGATGCGGTGACCGCTCACACAGTGCATGAAGAACAGCGAGTGATTGGGCACGGGCGAAACCAATCTCATCGAGCAGAACGATTGCACCGGGATGCTGAATCGCTTGAGTGATGATGCCGGGTTTCCAAACTACGTTGCTGTTCTCAATCGAATTACCGCCGATGAAGTCAGCACGTTCGAGAGCCTCATCAAAGTTAATGCGATACAGCCTGCGACCAAGACGTGATGCAACCTGAGAAACGAACTCAGTCTTGCCAGTGCCACGCTCACCCGCCAACCACACGTTGTCAGGAAGTGGATCGTCAAGGGCGATCAACGTCTGATGCAAGTGCGATGGATTGAAAACGTAGTCATCGACAAGTGCGGGTGCATCAGGGTCATTCCACACGCCGACTTGCATATCGCCAAAGTCCACGCTGTCATAGCGGCAAGTGTCAGCACCGAACACGTCACGTGCAGGCTTGAGATCAAACGATCCAAGTGACTGTGCAATCTCAGTCAACACTTCACGCTTGGTCTCGCCACGAAACTCATTGAACAACTGCGAGACAGACGCACGGATCGTTGCATCGATTGCAGACTGGTCAACAACTGGACGCTGAATCGAATCCAGTTTGCGGCGCAGATCCGCATCGAGTTTGCCGAAGTCTTGTTTAAACGTGTTGACGTTCTTGTCGATCTCATCACGCAGACGGAAGAGAGATGACTGTGCATTCTCGACTTGCTGAACGGCATCGAGTGCCCGGGAGGATGCGGTCTGAATCTGATCACGCAGATCATCGGGAACGACAGCAGATGTCGGTGCTTGAACGACAGCAACGTTGAGGTCATCTAACGTAGCGTGACCCGTGGCGATCAGTGCAGTTACTTCATTGATTGCCTGATCCTTGCTGTTGGTTGCGATCATGCCTTTGGCAACAAGAACAGCGTTGAGTTTGGCAAGCGGTTGCAATGCGATTTTGTTTTTGATTCCGTTGTTCATCTTGATTAGCCTCTTGATGTTTAGATTGTGGATGAATCGATTAACAGGGTCATGCGATCTGCGGGGCAGATTGGTGCGCCAACGTTCGCCCATTTCTGCGACAGACGTACTGTGTAGCCACAGGACGGGCAGTGCGCTTTGAGCATACGTGTTGACTGCACCTTGACGTTGTGACCAACGTTCAACTTAGCGTGAGGATATGCACCTAGCGATTCAAGGATCGGTGCGAAGTTAAGTTTAAACGCATCGCCAATAACGGTGCTTGTGAGTTTGCCCTCAAGCCACAGGGCACGAGCGCACTTGCCAAACTTTCTGCCATGACCGTCACCGTCAGTCGATGCGTGAGCGAGTTCATGCATCAGAATGCCCAACACCTGAAACGGATCGTCCTCAACGGGCGAGATCAGAATCTCATGAGTGTTGTCATTCGATGCAGAGGGTGACCAATGCTCACCGATTGCCTTATTCAGGGCACGAACCTTGCGGGATGGGAAACCGCACGTCACCCGGATCTTGTCAGGCAGTGGGAAACCTACCTGAGCGAACAGGGGACGTACTTCATTGGTTGCGGTCTGTAACCAGTCTTCACGTGTTTGATGGGTTTGCATTTTGATTAAGCCTCCTGACGGCGGTGTTTTTGTTTGCGGGAATACTTGGTGCGAACAGTGTGTCTGCCTGCACCACACGAACGTGCGTTCTTAGCCACGTAATTGCGCTGTTTCATAAAACCTCCTTTTTTAAATGATGCGAGACGCATCCTCATCAGCACTGCGAACAATGCTGATTGGGATTAGCCCCTGAGAACAAAGAGCGAACATCGAGTGCGTGTGTCGATTGGGATAGGTGATCACTGTGCAATCAATGGTTGTGAGATGTATTCGTTCGGGGTCTCAACCCTTGCCTCTAGACAGTGTCATCTGCCATCTCATTGGGTTGCCCCTCCGAAGTCCGACAATTTTGGAAAGCCTGCCGTTGGCTCACATTCGGGGAGGACTGCTTTGACTACAACCCCTGCAACCTTTTTTTGAGACGCTATGCTGTGATCACTGTGGATCGTTGAACGTCTGCCCTATTCATCTTCTAGAAGATCGGTAACTGGCATCGAACCGTACATCAACAACAGACCACAGTTTAAACAAGTACTAGCACGAACGCAACCCCTTGTTATAGCACGTACTGGTCACAAAATGATCACCTAGCATTGGTGCGGGTTTCAGAGGGATTTGGGGTGTTGTCAGCGAAATCGGGACAGCCCACGCCCGGGGATTCGCCCGGAGGGCAACAGCCAACCTAGGCAGATCAGAGAGAGAGGCACAGAAGAGGATCTGATAGATCACAGAGGCATCACTTCACACTGGTGATGTTGTGCATCACGTTGATGAATGCGAACAGGTGTTGACAATCAACGTTTAAACAGCGAAGGTCAAATGTAATTGCACGAGTACATTGCAAAGTGCAAGCACTAGCACGTCAACACGAACAGAGAGAGAACATGAAGAGAGAAGAATTGATCGATGCACTGGAATCAGATGCAATCAAAATCGATGAAGACATTTCAAGCACGAACACGCCTGAGCCGGGAAATAGCGAAGCGATGCGGATTGCTGTGGCAAAAATCAAAGAGAAGAAGACAAAGAACGGAAAGGTGTATGGAGTGAAAGACAAAGAGGGCAATCCTCATAAACGTCTGACAGCGTCCATGCAACTGTTTGTCAATCATCTGCTCAACGGTGATACCAAACTGATGGCGTATAGAAAAGCGTACAACGTCAAGACAGAGAATGATGCGAGTGTGTTGGGCAATGCGAACAAACTGATGCGGGATGAACGAATCATTGCGCTATTGGGGTCTTTGTCAGAGGTTGTCCAAGAAAAGGTGATAGCAGATGCAGTGGCAACTCGCCGTCACGTCATGGAGCAACTGTTTAAACACGCTGGCTATGCAAAGACAGAGAGTGCCCAGTTGAAAGCACTGGAGTTAATGGGACGTGCTGTTGGTATGTTCACTGACAAAGTAGAGACCAAAGTCGAAGAGATCAACACCGAAAGACTGAAAGAAGAACTCAAGTCGCACCTCACACTGCTTGAGAACGTAGCACCCATAAGGAAACGCAGTGCCTAAGTTAGGCAACGTACAACATTGTTGGTGACTCCGTTTACACAGCGTCACATCACGACGTAGTGCCATCCGTGACCCCCACCCACCCGGCACCCCCCTGTGAGCGCTTGACCGCCCCCGCCCGCCTATACACTGTAACCCACTCATTCCACCACCCCTCCCCATTGTTTACTTATTCAGGGACAGATCAGCGTTCTTATCTAGGAATCGACCCCCTAACGTTTTCTATTGTCTCACCCCGGGGGGGTATATATAAATTTTTGTATAAATTTTTAAGAGTGTGTAAACACATTTGACAGGAACATAAGTTCGTGTTTAAACTTCCTTCTCGTGAAACATTCCGTGAAACAAAAAGAGGTTAGTAAGCGTGAACTTAGGACAGTACATATCGGATTTGATTGGACTAGCGAACACCTTGCAGAAGGTATCTGCTGACTCCAGTGACCCACAGAAGATCTATCACATGGCACTAGAGATTAAGGATTCAGCCAGCAAGGTTCAGTTTTGGGCCTGCGCTGAGATGGCAAAAGATGAGAAGCCACACAATGAGAAGCCACGAAGTGGCGAATCATCGAAGGAACTGAGATGACCGAGAGACAGAAGTTGGTTCTAGAGTTTATTAAGACCTACTGGGAGATGAAGGGTCATGCCCCATCCATGCAAGATGTTGCTACCGGTCTTAACATGAAGAGCAGGTCGAACATCCATAGGATCATCCATGACCTAAGGAAGAACGGGTACCTAAGATTAAAGCCAACACAAGCACGAACACTGAAGGTTATGGATCGTTCGGTACAAGAGGCTGCTAGTCTGTGATTCTTACCCGGGATGAAATCAAGAAGTATCTGACCCTGTTAGATACCCTACCCGAAGGTTCTCCCGAGATTGAGAAGATCAATACCCTACTTCAAGTAGATAAGCGGGAGCGGTGTAAGTTGAACTTCATGCCGTTCGTGCGGCAGATGTGGTCAGCGTTTATACCCGGTAAGCACCACACCATCATGGCTGAAGCGTTCGAGAGGGTGGCTAGGGGAGAACTTAAGAGATTGATCATCAATATGCCGCCCCGGCACACCAAGAGCGAATTTGCTTCCTATCTGTTCCCATCATGGTTCCTAGGTCTGTACCCGGAAAAGAAGATTATCCAGACGGCACACACTGCCGAACTGGCGGTTGGGTTTGGACGTAAGGTCAGAAACCTAGTCAACACCCCGGAGTATCAAGAGATATTCCCAACCAAGTTGTCTGCGGATTCAAAAGCCGCCGGACGGTGGAACACCCACAAAGGGGGGGATTATTTCGCTATCGGTGTGGGCGGTGCCGTGACAGGTAAAGGTGCCGATGTCTTGATTATCGATGACCCCCATAGTGAGCAAGAGGCCATGCAAGGCAACCCTCAGGTCTATGAGCGAGTCTTTGAGTGGTACAACTCTGGCCCCCGCCAGCGTCTCCAGCCGGGTGGAAGTATTGTGATTGTTATGACCCGGTGGTCTAAGAAGGACTTAACTGGTCAAATATTGAGCACCGCCGCCAAGAAGGAACTGGATGAATGGGAGGTTATAGAACTCCCGGCACTACTGCCTTCCAATAAACCCCTGTGGCCCGAGTTCTGGAAGCAAGATGAACTAGAAGCAATCAAGGCCGAACTTCCCGTTGGGAAGTGGGAAGCCCAGTACCAACAGAACCCTACCTCAGAAGAGGGCGCAATCATCAAGCGGGATATGTGGAAGATATGGGACAGGGACAGACCACCAGAGGTGGACTACATCATTCAGTCTTGGGATACCGCCTTTGAGAAAAACAACCGGTCTGACTACTCAGCCTGCACGACGTGGGGAGTCTTTTACCGGGAAATTGATGGGATCGAGGTTGCAAATATTATTGTTCTGGATGCTTACAAAGAAAGGCTTGAGTTCCCCGAACTTAAAAGGCAAGCCTACGATATGTGGAAGGAATGGAGTCCCGACACCCTGATTGTTGAGAAAAAGGCAGCAGGGGCACCTTTGATTTATGAATTAAGAAGGATGGGAATTCCGATTGCGGAGTACACACCAAGCAAAGGGTCGGATAAGATAGCCCGTGTAAACGCTATATCAGATTTATTTGCGTCTGGGATGGTGTGGAGACCTGAGAAGAAATGGGCTGATGAATTGGTTGAGGAGATGGCTTCCTTTCCGAACGGAGACCATGACGACCTAGTTGACAGTACAAGTCAGGCTTTGCTCAGGTTTCGTCAGGGTGGATTTATTCAATTGTCTTCAGATGAGGAAGACAAGATGTTTGTGCCTCGAAAAGCGGCATATTACTAAAGGGATTTGATAATGGAAAAATCACTGTACCAAATGCCGGTGGGGATCTCTGAGTTCGCACCCGAGCAAGAGGGTCTTGAAATTGAGATCGATATTGAAAATGGCGACGAGCCTGCCGTTGAGGTAGAGATTAGAGAGACCGGCTTTGACGCAAACCTCGCAGAAGACATGAACGAGGGAGACCTTCAGTCCATATCGGAAGAAATCTTAGATTTAATAAAGACGGACATCAATTCCCGCAAGGAATGGGAAAGAACCTACAGAGAGGGCATAGACCTGCTTGGTTTAAACATCGAGGAAAGAACCGAGCCTTGGGACGGTGCCTGCGGGGTCTACCACCCAATCCTTTCAGAATCGGTAGTGAAGTTCCAAGCAGAGACAATCCTTGAGACATTCCCAGCATCCGGGCCAGTAAAGACCAAGATCATTGGGAAAATCACCCGGGAAAAGGAAGAAGCCGCACAACGGGTTCAGGATGACATGAACTATGAACTCACCGAAAAGATGGTTGAGTACAGAAGTGAGCACGAAAGACTGCTTTGGAACCTGCCAATCTCAGGTTCGGCCTTCAAAAAGGTCTACTTTGACCCCACGATGGGCCGTCAGGTTGCGGTGTTTATACCGGCAGAGGACGTAATTGTCCCTT